AAAAGAAAAGATTGCCCTATCTTTGGGCGGAAGAAAAACATTACATACCAGATTTCTTTCTATCTAATGGAGTGATACTTGAATGCAAAGGAAGATTCACTCTTGCGGATAGAAAGAAGATGTTATTTATTAAGGAACAATATCCTAACATGGATATCCGGTTTGTATTTTCTAATCCAAATCAGAAGCTTTGGAAAAAAGGAAAGATGACTTATGGTAGATGGTGTGAAAAGAATGGATATCTATATTGTAAAGCGGCAGAAGGAATTCCTGCAGACTGGTTACAATAAGTATGTGTATTACAAAAAAAACTGCATCTCAAACTTTAACTTATAAAGACCCCCACTCCACACCAGAAACATTTTTATTTATGTCTGTTCTTCTTCAGGCTCTTCTTGACGCAATAGTAGAAGATGGTCCTGTCCCTGACAAAAGGAAATCTTTAAATAAAGAAAGAGCACTAGCTTGGTTCTATGCAAGCATTGGCGTAACTGCTACTGATTTTGACGAGGTTTGTGACCTAGCAAATATTGATTCTAAGCAAATGAAAACTTTTGCTATTGATGTAATAAATTCAGATAATAAAAAAGAGATGAGAGAAAAAATTAATTTATTATTTTCTCGTAGAACACAATGATAACCTAGAGGAAGGCGAAGAAATGAAACCACTAGATAAACAGGTTGGAGGAAAACATTATAAGAGTTGTAAAATACAGCCAGTAGAATATATTTATGCAAATGATCTTGACTATTTTGAGGGAAACGTGATAAAATATATAACCCGTCACAGGATGAAGGGTGACGGTGCCGACGACATTAAAAAAGTTATTCACTACGCTGAATTAATTCTTCAATTAGCCTATAACGAAAAACCAGAGAGGGAAATAGATGTTTAAATCCAACAAAAATCCACAGTTCCGGTCTAAATTTTCAGAAGATATATTCAATACAAAATACTATCATACAGGTGCTGAGACTATGTACGAACTGGCAGCAACTCTGGTTGAGGATGTATGTCAGGACAAAATGAACATCTCAGAGAAGGCAGAACTTACAAACCATATAGCAGAATTAAGATTTATTCCCGGTGGAAGATATTTATATTACGCAGGAAGAGAGAAGAAATTTTTTAATAACTGTTATCTTTTAAAATGTGAAGAGGATACCAGAGAGGATTGGGCTAATCTTTCTTGGAAGGCTGAGTCCTGTCTTATGACAGGTGGAGGAATAGGTTCTGACTATTCTATATATCGGTCAGAGGGTAAGTCTCTTGGAGGGACAGGAGGAGTTGCTTCTGGACCGATCCCAAAAATACAAATGATAAATGAAATCGGTAGGAGAGTTATGCAGGGAGGTAGTAGAAGGTCTGCAATTTATGCAAGTCTAAACTGGAAGCATGAAGATATATATAAATTTCTTTCTGCTAAAAACTGGAAGGATATGGCAGTAGGTACGACAGGGCAAACCTTATTTGATATTAAACAAGATGATTTTAATTTTCCCGCACCACTGGATATGACAAATGCTAGTGTTAATTATGATACAGAATGGTTATTAAACTTTTGGAAAACAAAGGAGGTTGGAGATGTCTTTAGGAATAATATACGTCAGGCTTTGTCAACTGCAGAACCGGGGTTCAGTTTTAACTTCTTCGACAAGGAAAAAGAGACATTACGAAATGCCTGTACTGAAGTTACTTCAGAAGATGATTCCGATGTCTGCAATTTGGGAAGTCTTAATTTTGCTAGGATTGATGATCTTAATCAGCTTAGAGATGTGGTTGGGTTGGCTACAAAATTTCTTCTTTGTGGCACATTAAGAGCAGAATTACCTTATGATAAAATTTATTTAATCAGAGAAAAGAATAGAAGGCTTGGTCTAGGATTAATGGGACTTCATGAATGGTTAATCCAGAGAAATAGCAGGTATGAAACTACAGAAGAAATGCACCGATGGCTAAAAGTTTATGAGGCAGAATCAGATAGTGTTTCTGATTCCTTTGCAGATGAGTTAGGAATTTCCAGACCTGTAGCTAAACGTGCAGTAGCACCTACAGGCACGATAGGAGTTATTGCTGGGACATCTACTGGAGTTGAACCTATCTTTGCTGTCTCTTACAAGAGAAGATATTTGAAAAATAGAAGATGGCACTATCAGTATGTAGTAGACAGTGCCGCTCAAGAAATGATTGACTTGTACGGAACTAATCCAAAAAAGATAGAATCAGCAATGGACTTAGCTACAGATTATGAAAGAAGATTATCTTTCCAAGCTAATATACAGGAATATGTGGACATGAGTATCTCAAGTACAATCAATCTTCCACAGTGGGGAAGTAAAGAAAATAATGAAGATTTAATAGAACCATTCTCTCAGACACTAGCTAGATATGCACACAGGCTAAGAGGCTTCACCTGTTTTCCTGATGGAAGTAGAGGGGGTCAACCTCTTACTGTTGTACCTTATCAGGAAGCAGTAGATAAACTTGGTGAAGAATTTGAAGATAATATTCAGGCTCATGACATTTGTGAAATTACTGGTTCAGGTGGGGTATGCGGGTCTTAGCTCTTGTAGCTCAACTGGATAGAGCAACAGATTTCTAATCTGTAGGTTGCGGGTTCAAGTCCTGCCAAGAGCGCCAACATTTTTGTTGACAAGAGATATAAAATATGAGATAATATACATTAAGGTTTGGTCTGTGCCTCCCGACTACTCCTAGAGGATTGCCGCTGCGTGGGGCATCGGTTAAATCCTACCCAAGCTAGGGTGGCGAGAATAAATCGGGTTACAGACTGTCCTTACAAAGGAGTAGTGAATGTCTTTTAAATTTACACCAGTAGAACCACAAGTCATAGATGTATTCTGGTCACAGATATCTTCACTCTTTCAAAAAATTATAGATAAAGAAGGTATGGGAAGAGAAACACTAGACTCTTTAAAAGAAAAAATTAAAGAAGGATATTTACAGGTATGGATTGGATGGGAGGATTCTGTTAATGATATTGTGGCTGCGTACTGTACTCAGCTTGTTGAGTATCCAACAAAACGCTATTGCCAGTGGGGTTATATGTCGGCAAAAAATAATGAAAGGTCTAGGTGGGAGGAACCAATGATAAAATCTTTAGTTCAATATACTATAGAAACTGAATGCGATGGTATTGAATTCTTCAGTACAAGAACAGGCTGGAAAAAAATATTTAGAAAATATAAAATAAATATAGAACCAGTTGGAACTCTATATGAAACAAAAATAGATGTATAATTTACCAACTATTTATATTGGATATGATCCAAAAGATGGAGAAGCATATAAAGTTCTTGTTGAATCCATACTAGATTACGCTTCAAAACCGTTAAATATTATTCCTATTTTCCAAGAAGAGATGAGGCGTATAGGATTTTACAAAAGAAGAACTATGGAGATTATTCCGAATATGTCTCAAAGTATGGCGCATTCAAAAAATAAAGAAGAGATATCTGTTGATACAGTAGATAAAAAACCTTTCTCAACTGAATTTAGTTTTACTCGTTTCTTGATTCCCTTTTTAAACAGACATCAAGGATATGCTTTATTTATGGACTGTGATATGATGGTGAGATCAGATATCATGGAGGTATTTGATTATCCACTATGTGAAGATAAAGCTATATGGTGTGTTAAACATCACTACCATCCTGCAGATAATTTAAAAATGGACAACAAAGTACAAACCCAATACTCCAGAAAAAACTGGTCAAGTTTTGTATTGTGGAACTGCTCACATGAGGCACATAAATCTTTTTATGTAGATGATGTTAATCTTCAAACAGGATGGTATCTTCATAATTTTCAATGGCTTTCAGATGATGATATAGGCTCCCTGCCAGAAGAATGGAACTGGCTGGATGGTCATTCATCTCCTGATCTCGTAGCAAAAAATGTACACTTTACAACTGGTGGCCCTTGGTTTGAAAGCTGGAAAGCAAAAACAATTAGTGACGCAAAGTATGCGTTGGAGTGGGATTGCATTCATAGAATGATCTCTGTTGAAGAGTCTTTAGGAAAAGAGAAGAATATAATATGGAAAAAAGAATTAATATAGTTACATCCTTTTCTGAGGAAGGATGGGAGACTTACGGAAAAGAGATGGTTCGCGCTGCTGCCCAGTATTGGGGGCCAAACATTTATTTGACGGCGTTTTACCATGACTTTGAGATGACCGATCCTCTAATTCATCCACAAATTTCTTATCGAAATCTAAATCAAGTACAGGACATGGTAGATTTTAAGAAAGAGTACGAAAAATATGATGGCACTCTTGGTGGAAAGGCTCCGTATACTTATAAATTAGACTGCCTAAAATTCTGTCATAAAGTTTTTGCATTAACAGAATTTGCTTTTGACCTGTGTTCTTATAATGAGGAACCGGGATGGCTTATCTGGTTGGATGCGGATACCGTAACGACAAAACTTTTAAACCATGTCACGCTCAGTACATGCTTACCAGAAAACTCTTCTTTGGTTTATCTGGGAAGAAAGCATTACGAATATAGCGAGACATCCTTCTTAGGTTTTAATCTTAACCATCAAGCTCCAGTAGATTTATTGGG